TTAACTTCTTGATTTTCCGACATTTTTAGCCTCCTGCGCGTGAGATGCCACGCGGATCTTCGACAACGCCGTCAACGCTGTCATCGTTAATGATGCGCCATTCAGTCCCGTGGATTCGCACCCGCGTTCCTGCATAAGCTCTTGTGATAATAAAATCGCCTTCTTTACACCACGGCCCTGAAGGGAACCGTTTCTTGTCTTTATAGGCATCCGGCCCGACCTTAGCTACGAACAACACAAGTGTTGTTTGTTCTTCGATGTTCACCGTCCTATCAGACTTTACGATGACGCTGTCGCCAAACGTATCTTCGATCTTAGGAACCATACATAAAATATGGTATCCAGTCGGTTCAGGAAGCTGTTTTGCTTTCCGTTCCGCTTCACTCATTGTCTTATCGACATCTATATCAGCCATCATCTTCCTCCACTTTTTTTGCAAGGTCTAAAATTAGTTGCACCGCAAAGTCAAGTCCTTGAGTGACCCCGCGTAGTCTGCTGTACTCTTCTTGTGGAAGAGCCTGTCTAATCACTTCATCCTTAATAATCTCGCGCTGCTCTTTGAGTTTCTTGGTGAGATATTCAGCAGCGTCAGTCGTTTGCATTTACTATTCCTCCGGTTGTTGCGACTCCTGATCTGAGGCTTGCGCCTCTGCTTTACGGTTTTCATCCGCTTGCTCTTTCTGATGTTGCATCGTAGCTAAGTGTTTCAGAGCGTCCATACCGACTTCTGACTTGCTGTGCTTCATTTCAGCTTTGTGCTTCGCAACATCTACGCCCAACTCAACTCCTTTATGGTGCTGCTCGGTTTTGTGCTTCGCAACATCGACACCGATCTTGGTGCCTTCGAGTTGATGTTTGACACGTATATCATGTTCTTTGAGTCGTAATTCGTCTGCCTTAGACGTTGCGTCTGTAACGTCCTTAACCGACTTGCGTTTTGCTTCAGCTTGTTTAAGCTGCGCTTCCAACTGGAATTGCTGTGCTCTGATCTGCATCTCAAGTTGTTTGACCTGAGATTCCACCTGTACTTGCTGTTGTTTGATCTGAAGCTCGGCTTGGGCCTGTTGGTTTTGCATTTGTAACTGCTGCTGTTTAAGCTGCAATTCTTGCTGCTGCATCTGAATGATGGGGTCTTGCATCTGCTGTTGAATCTGCTGTTGTTGTGCTTGAGCCTGATTCGTTTGCAGTAGTTGTTGCGCTGCCAAAGCCGCGAGCTGCGAGACTTTGGTTTCCTCTTCTGGCGGTAAATAGCCGGGGTCGTCCGACTGATCGAGCATTGACGTTCCAGCCGTAACCGATTGAGGGGGCGGGGGCAGCATAACGCCAAGTTGTTTCTGGATATCGTTTCGATACTTATATGCAATGTGTTCCATCATGTGCGCGTTAAGAGCCGCAGTAATCTGCTGCGCCATCGGATTCTGACCCATTGTTTGAGCCAAAACCGGATCATGTAACATCGCCATGTGGACTTGTAAATGCGCCTCGTGATCTTGGTACATGAACGCCTTCACGGGCTTGTTGTTCATCAGAGCCATGTTCTCGGAAATCGGATCGACCGGTTGCATATCATCTTTAGTCGGAATGATCTTGTCGACATTCTTAATTCCAAGAACTTCAATCATTTGCTTATGAAGGTACGGTAGATTATATATTTGAGGCGCAGCTTGAGCAAGCTGCATGACAGCCTGATACTGTATGACACGCTGCGCCATAGTCGACGCATTTGGATCGGATACAGGCAGCACGTTAACCATATCGTAGTCAGAACGCTTGGCACCACGATCTCCAGTCTCAGGATCATAGTCATAATCCTCTGGGGTGTTGTCACGAATGATTTCCGCAAGCAGTTGGAACTCTTGCTTCATTGTGTAGTGGATGCGAGCTTGTACCGCTGTGGAGACCTTCAACACTCGCTCTAAGATAGCTAACGTGGTACCCACCGGCGCATTAGCCGACATATCCGACACATTAAGGTCAGCCGTAGCCGCGAATTGGCGACCGTCAGCAACAACCTTGTCCATCAACGCCATCAGAACTTGACTTGGTTCCTTGTACGGCAACATTAAGATGTTGTCACGAATAGCGCCGCTCGGCAGGTCTACATCTCGGAACTCTCCGGGTGCGATGGGTGTGTCGTCGCCTTTAACACGGAGTCCCTTAGCTTTAAGACCGCCGGGTAGATTTGACAAAGTACCTGCGTCGATAAGTTGTCGGAGTAAGGAGGTCGCAGTATGCGTGTGACCCCCGACGAGGTGTATGAGACCGAAATTATAGAATCCAAACCCCGGTATGTAACCGTAATGTGTGAAATGTTGTCGACGGAGCTTGAGCTTGTCGCCTTCTTTCCAGTTGCGTCTGATGGCGAGGATGTTTGAAGTTCCTCTTTCAATTGTGACGACGTAGGGAAGGGCAATTCCAGTTGGGTTTCCATGTTTATCGACATCTTCATAACCCTCTAAGTTTAGGTCGACGTGTATCTCAAGAAGTTGATAGCGGTCGTCTTTCGATGCAGACATGCCTTGTTCTTCGGCTTTCTGCTTCTCAACTTCGTCCATCACCAATACAGGATCGCCAAGGTCGATATCAAGGTAGAATCCGGCTACTTGTAGCTTACGCAATTCATTCTTGGTCTTACGCATACGATGCGTAACACGTTCGGCAGTGCTGATGTTAGTAGCACCATAAGGCACGATGATGTCTTCGGCTGGGATAAACGGTGCTTCAGGGAGACTAATTGCTGGGTTGGAATAAATCTTTTTAAATGCGTTACCGGATATGGCAGTTGCTAATAACAGTCTCTCGTGCTCGGGTCTGTAGTCACGCATCTTTTCCGTCAGCGTGTAGTTCATATCCGCTTCAACACGTTGAGCTGCTTTTAATGTCTCTGGAGTTTCTTTACCAACAATCTCGGTACGAACTGGCCCTGCGGCTGGGAAGGTCTCCATAATGAGTTCGGCTTGGAACTTAACTGCTGACTCCATCAGCAACGGATGGAATACGCCAGACGCGCCCGCCCAAGGTTCGCTACGCTCTTCATACTTGAGGCCAAGTAACTTCAGCCCTTTAATATAGATGTCGAGCCAGTCTTTCCGGCTACGCATATCATCTTCAACATCTTCCAACAAGTCATACGCTAAACTCTTAAGCGTAGCTTCATCAATCACTTCCGCAAGGTTGGCATCGAAATCAGCCTCTCGCTTTTCCATGTGCATCTCAAAGCCCGGGCCTGAGATATTTACTTCTTCAGGGTCAACGATCTCGACCTCGATTGGTTCCGCTTCTGGTAACGAGCCTAACCCTTGCGGGGCTTCATATAATGCTTTGTCAATACTCATTAGTAATATCCTTTCCGTCTACTTGACTTGAACCACTTAATTTCTTCTGGCTCATCATTAGGCAGCCGAATAAAGCCGCCTTGTCTAAAACGTAATAAAGCAAGAGTAGTGCTATCAACCAAGTCATCATTTTTACCTGCTGGGAAGTCGTTGCATTCCTCAATCACTTCTCTCGCCCATCTACGATCAGGTGCATACACCATCCCGGATTTAAACAGGTCTGATATAGCGTTAACTCTGGCTATCTTATCTTGTCCTTTGCCCGGTGTAAAATCCCACACCGGAACGCCCATTCTACGCATCTCTTGGTACAAAGTCGCGCCGTTTGACTTCTTTTCGACGATGAACGTATCGGGGTTCCACTCCTTATACTCCCGAAGCACAAGCTCTTTTAGCTCTGGATACTCCAACCGCTCCTTGATTGCGTTCAGCAAGATGATGTTGTTCATCTTGGTTTCTTCGTTGTAGAACACGCCCCACGTCAGCAACGCATTGTAGTCCGCACGAGTATTGGCTTCTTGAGCTGCGTCCAGACTCATAATAATATACTCACACTGGGGAGGCTGATCCTTTTCCCAGACTAGCCACCACTCACGCTTAATAAGTGCGCCCTCTTCCGATGTCGGCTCCTGCATATACTGGGCTTGCCAGTAGCGCGTGTCCATTGAGGCTTTTTTAGCCAACAACTCATCCAATGACCAGAACTCAGGCCACAGGGGTTTATCATCCAAAATGGCAGGAAACTCAACGACTTCCCACTCGTCTGCGTCGTCATTCTTCATCATGTGGTCAATAATCTGACCCGTAAGGTCGAGCTTAGACCACCGCGTCATCACCACAATGATCGCACCGCCCGGCATCAACCGTTGGATTGGGCCTGACTGGAACCACTCCCACGCTGGCTCGAACACGTCTGGTCTGCCCTGCTTTGCCTCCTGCTCGGAGTGAGGGTCGTCAATAATAAAGAGGTCAGCACCCCGACCTGCCAACGCACCGCCGACACCGATGGCAAAGTACTCACCCTGCTTATTAGTTCCCCAACGCGAGGCCGACTTGGAGTCTGCCTGTAACTCAACCTCTGGGAATATCTCTTTGTACACATCGGAGGCTACCAAGTTTCTGACTCTTCGCCCGAAGTTCACCGCCAAGTCTGCGGTATGGGAGGCCATGATTACCTTCTTATGGGGGTACTTCCCCAGAAACCACGCAGGTGCCAGATAGCTAATCATCTCCGACTTGCCGTGACGCGGTGCAATATTGACGATCACGCGCTTCTTAATTCCCTCTGCAACGTCCTCGAAAATCTTAGCCAATCTATAGTGGTGAGGGCCTACGATGTAGCCCGGATAGACATGCTTAATAAAAGAGATAAAGTTATCTTTGGAACGGTCTATGTTGGTTTTCTTGTACCAATCCACCAGCAAGGCGGCGGTCTTGCGTTTTTGCTCCTCGTTCATCTTGGGCAAAGCGGCCTTTAGTTTGGCTACGTCGGCAGGGGATAATTTACGCGCCGCACTCATTCAGTATATTCCCCTTCCTCATCGGGAAGTTGCTCCAACATTCCGTCTATATCCTCAACCGGCTCGCCATCCTCAATCACTTCGTAGTCAATGTTATCCAGAATGGTAATGAGTTCTTTCTCGACTTCCTCGATAGGCTTAATAAGATGGGTAGTCTCCGTTCGTTTCTTGAAGGCATCGACCCCGTCGATCTCGCCCAGACTCTTTAATGCTGCAATGCGATCTTTGGACGACTTGGAATACTCGACCTCGAATATCAGTTTATTGACTATGTAATGTTTAAGGGAAGAGAGTTCTGGGACTATCTGGACACTGTTTGCCTTGACCAACTCTGCCAGTATAAGGATGGAACCATTTGAGAATTTATCGAAGTCCGGCACAAAGTCGGGGTTGGCATTGACGTGGGCCATGAGTTGTCTGGCCTTGATCTCGTCCTCTTCGTCCGTCTCAATTGTGGTATTGGTTAGTTCTGCAAGCAGCTTTAATGTCCGCGCCCGCATTTCAATCTCTTCGCGGGGGGATAAGTCTAGGTCTATGTTCGTTGCGCTACGTGGTAGCGGTACTGATTCATCTATTTCAGGAAGTAGCTGTTGCATGGGGTCTCCCAAGTTTGTTGAATTTATACACAAGTGATATACAAAATGCAAGGGGAGGTAAGGAATCCTATAGGGGGGGTGTTTCCTATATGCAAGGCGTAGGGGTTGAAGTAAATGCGTTACTAAAAACCCGCTTTTTGAGGCTTCAGTGGGGTAAGGTTTTAAAAAATTCTGATCGTTTATGTAAGTTCGAGAGTCTACAGGACTTATGGAGCCTTACTTATAAATTTGGGGGGTCGGGGCACGGTAGGGTTTGGCTTCGCCATTGTCACGCCGATTTTGCCAATTTTGCTCCAATTCGTGATACTTTGTCACGTTTCTCTTGACAACGCAGTGTATATTTGATATTGTTTATCTTATCAAGCGACATTGTGTTGCTTGAGTTAACAAAATAGGACTACACACATGAAAACGCAATCTGATTTTATGGTCGAGTTTGTTCAAGCCGACATTGCTTGTGGCATCAGTAAGGCTGCTGTTATCAAGAAAGCGTCGCCTAGTATCAAGGAAGATTTAAAAGATACTCTAAACCCTGACGGGCGCTCATTCAACACCAAACATGATGCTTATGTGGCCATGCGCGATACGTTTTTGTATTATGCAATGCCCATGTACCTTGAACTAGAAACAATTCCGAAAGGGTATAGTAAATCGCAGGTAATCTGCGAGCGGAAAACATGGACTCAATTAAGCGATTCAATTCGAGACGCATTGGGTGATATTCGTGAGAGAGTCCGTAACACGAGTGACGTTTGCTTTCGTCGGTTCGTATCGGCATGCTTTGAAATTGAATCGAAGCGCGGAAAAACCGAACCAAAGGCCATTGATGAGAAAATCGCCGATTTTTTTACATGGCTTGCAAAAAAGAATAAATCCGAATATGCCAATGCGATACCACAGGCCCGTCTTGATGCAATGCAGCAAGATATTATCGCCGCTCTCTTGAAGCGCGCCTAACAATTTCCTGACATATTGTCAGGAAATTAATCGAAGCCCGATAGGTTAGTGCCTATCGGGTTTTTTTGTGTCTGCGAAATCTGAATAAGAATAATAGATAAAAATTTCATACGCGATCTATTGATACCAGTTTCGTATGCGATGGCGAAAGCCGCTTTGGTTTTTCAATAATCTGCTACGCAGATTACTACTTTTTTGGTTTTTTGTCAAGCTGTTCCAAATAAATTTTTTTATAAGGGGCGTTGGAACGGACGTTGGAACAGTTTTTTTGCGCTTAACTATTTGATATGCAAGGGATTATTGAGTTTCGTTCCAACCGTTCCAGCCGTTCCAAGGTTTTTTTAATAAAGCTGAGGATTGAAATGGCAAAGTTGCGATTAAGGCAGATGACACGCAATGCAAAACCCGACTCTCAGGAAACCGTAATTTCCCAAAATCATTGGAACGGTTGGAACGGATATATATATATAAATATTATTATTATTATTATTAGTAACTTACAAGCGTTTTTCTGGTACAAAACCTGTTCCAACGGCTGTTCCAACGCCATTTTACGCTTGGAACGGTTGGAACGAACATCACGAAACATTAACAACAAAGTTGCCTAGAACGTTATCAATCGCTTGACTTAGTGTATAGTTTTATTGTACAATGTATATAACAATGGGAAATTACCTATTGGACGTTGAAACCCTTAAATGTAATCCTGACAAAGTGTCAGGAATAGGAGCAAAAGATGACACGCAAACATTTCAAGATGATCGCCGACGAGATCGCCAAGATCGAGGACAAACAGCACCGTGTCAAGTTCGCCGGCGCTTTCGCATTCATTCTTAAACGAATCAATCCGAAGTTCGATTTTAATAAATTTTACGCAGCGTGTGGAGTCCAATAATGCAGTTAAAAGAACCGCGCGAATGTATTTATTGTGGTGACAAGGTTTGGTATGAACGCTACGAGTTGGGTTATACAAGTTGTATGGGTTGTGGTGAGTTGCGCTCAAAGCGAGTCAAACGGACTATCGTGCCAATGCATAAGAGTAACTACATGGTCATCACCGACATGAACGACTTGAAAGGTATTAACAACAAGGGAGGACTGCACCGATGAATAAGCCAAGCTATCAAGAGTTATTAGACTTGTCGATTGAATTTGCCATGAAGTTGTGTGAACGCAACACCGAGATCGCACGACTGCGAGAGGAGAACGCCAAGCTATTAAAAGAGAATGATTACGTTGCCGAGATCATGCACAAAAACCAATTCGATTGGGTTGAGGAATATTTAATTGACCAATACGCGAATTCAATGGAGGGACATTGTTAATAACAAAGTGGAAAAGTTTATTGTAGAATACTTGACATTGTGTATAATTTTATTATACAATGATTGGGTAATGTGGAAGTTGTTTAGTGTTGAGTGGAAGTTGTTTAGTTGAGTGGAAGTTGTTTAGTTTAGATTGTTTTTCATTAACCAAAACCTGACAGATTGTCAGGATTAAAGGAGCACATAGTGAGTATCCAAGTTCAAAGCCCAAAGCATCTAGTATCGTTGGCGAGCAGCGCGGTTCTAGTCGAAGTGACCAACAGCGTATGGACGGGCAACGAGACCGACAACCAAGCGTCGAGCGAAGTTGTGCAAGCCAAAGGTGCTGCTGATGGCGTATGCAACGTGATTAAGAAGTTAATGCACGACAGCGAGGAACACAAAGCGCTTAACCGATTCATGCGCGGTACGATCAACAACGGAGTGCGTAGGCTAACGTATGAATGGGCGGGAGGGATTCGCCTACTGCCGATGGCAAACTATCAAAAGTTCGAGGCGTGGTGGGGCGAGTGTGAGGGCGAATACAAACGGTTACTAAGTAATCTGAAAGCGGTGTATCCCGATTACGTTTCCAATGCAGCGTTCGCCAGTCAAGGTAAGTTGTTTAACCGCGCAGATTATCCTGACGTGGGCGAGTTGGATAGCAAGTACAAGTTGGAGCGTAGGATTATCCCTGTGCCGATGGATGACTTCCGTGTGCAAGTGTCGCAGGAATTAGCCGATGACTTGCATAAGCATTATTGCAAACAAGCCGAAGCTATTGCAAACAGTATTGTGAACGAACAGACCAATCGGTTCGTGGAGGTTATGAGACGGCTACATCATTCGTGTGGGTTCAATGAGTCTACGACTAGCAATGGCGAGATCAAAGTATCGCGGCGCAAGTTGGTGCGTGAGACCTACGAGAAAGCATTAGAGATGATTGATACGTTTAAACAATTCAATGTAACGGAGGACGCGCAACTAGAACAGCTACGAAATGACCTTGAGAAAGTATTGGTGGGCAAGACCTACGAGCAGGTGGCAGAGTCCGACATGATGCGTGCCCATGTGGGTAACGAGATCGGCAATGTATTAAACAAGTTTAAGTTGAACGTGTAAGTTTATTAACCAAGCAAAGGACACACTATGAACATTGACAATATGATTAGCATCAATGATGCACCGAAGTTGATTGCGACGATGGGCGAGAACATCACCGTTATCTTGGAAGGCGAGCCTGGAATTGGCAAGAGCAGTGTATTACCAATCTTGCATGAGTTGATGGGTAAGGATAAGTATCACGCTGTATATGTGGATTGTCCAGTAATCGGTGATGGTGATTTAGTAATGCGAGTACCAAACCGTGAGACAGGACGGCTTGAGACGTATCTATCTGACTTGTTTCCACAGGACGGCAAGCCATACATAATCATGCTCGACGAGTTCCTAAAGGTGAACAAGTTAATGAAGACAATGTTTACCCGACTAATGCTAGAGCGGGTACTAGGGGACTATCCACTACCTGACGGCAGCATTGTGTTCGCAACGTCAAACCTACGGACGGATGGCGTGGGCGATACTATTGAGGGACACGTAGGCAATCGCGTTATGCGAGTTCCCGTACGCAAAGCCAATCACAAAGAGTATCTGACTTGGTTGACCAATAATGGAACGAGCACCGTGCTAAGAGCGCTGGTGTCAATCAAGCCGTCGCTTTGTGCGTCTTACGTTGGCATGACTCCTGATCGGTTGAATGATAATCCGTATATCTATAATCCGACATCAGGCAATAATACCTACGCATCGCCACGTTCAATGTTCAAGGCAGACTCAATCATTAAGCAAGCAAAAGTATTAGGTGAACGGCTCACGCGCATCGCATTGATCGGTACAGTCGGTGAGGCAGCGGCAGAGTTATTCAATGCGTTTATTATGATGGAGAAAGACCTTACTCCAATCGAAGTGATACTGAAAGACCCTGAAGTAGCAGTGATACCAAGCAGCGCAGGTGCGGTTCTTATGACATTGTTTAACGGTGTGGACGTGATCGAAACCCAAGACGAGTTGGGTTCGTTTATGAAGTTCGTCAATCGGATTGACAATACCGAGTTCAAGGACGTCTTTATGAGTTCGTTGTGTGAGACATCGCGTACTACAAAGTTGGCGTTCAATAACCAACAGATTATGAAGTGGTATCAAGACAACTACAAGATCATCAGCGCTTAAGGAGATAACAATGGAATTAACGGTAGACGAGAAGTTGCGTAAGGCAACGAAAGACTTAATGCGTGATCGTCACGCATACGTAGCAGCAGGTACGATGTTGATGGGCAAGACCGAGATCGTGGACGATATTCCAACAGCGCGTACCAATGGCAGGGATAAACAGTATGGTAGACAATTCATAGAGGAGTTGAGTGTTAAGGAGCTGGCAGGTGTTGTATTGCATGAGGCAGTTCACATTATGTTGCGGCACATTCCAAGACATCGTGACTTGATTAAGGAGGACGCGCAATTAGCTAACATGGCATTTGATTACGCAGACAATGCGTTTATTAGATCGTTACCAAGTTACGGGGTTAATTTTTGCTTACCTGACGGACATCTCTACGACCCACAATTCGAGAACATGACCGTGCGGCAGATATACGAAATTCTCAAACAAGAGAATGAGAATGGTGGCGGTGGCAGAGGTGGGCAGTCGTTCGATGAGCATGACGTGACTGAGATGGAGAAACTATCGGACGAGCAGCGCGCTGACTTAGACAAGCGAGTGACCGAGGCTATCCAACAGTCTGTAATTCTTGCAGGTATGAACGGCATAGACGTGCCACGGCAGATCATGGACGCAGCGACTCCCAAGGTCGATTGGAAAGAGGTACTGGCTGAGTTCATGGACAATACAGTACGTGGCAAAGATGAGTACACCTTCTCCCGATTTAATCGTAAGCGGTTGATGGACGATTTGTATATGCCAAGCGTTAAGTCCGAACGGGTCGGTGATGTTATCGTGGCGATTGATACGTCGGGTTCGATTAGACAGGAATATCTAAACGAGTTCTTTAGTTACTTGAGTACGTTGTGCGAACAGACTACGCCCGAATCGGTGACGGTGTTGTGGTGGGATACTGAAGTTCGCAGTAAGCAAGTTCTGACCGATAACTACGACAACCTAAAGACATTGCTTAAGCCGCGTGGAGGTGGCGGCACGACTGTATCGTGTGTATCGAAGTACGTCATTGACAACAAGATCAATGGAGAATGTTTAATCGTATTAACAGACGGCTATGTGGAGGACAGCATTAAATGGAACACAAGAATACCTACACTGTGGATATCCACTCGTGTAACTAATTTTGCGATCCCTTCAGGTACTTTGGTATCAATCAAGTAAATGCAATTCATAATCAAGAGGAACAACACAATGTATCACAGCATGGTTAGCGCGAACGAAATAGACATCATCAACAACAACGGATTGATGCCGCTTGTCACTGGCATCTTGACAAAAGTCAGGGCGCAATACTTAAATTACAATTTCAATGTCGTTTCAGTAGACAAGGGAATTGTAAGGTTCGGGACAGAGTTAGGTCTTCCGTTGTTCATTTTAGAGGTTACTAAAATGAATGACGATCAATGGCAGTTTAGTATTAAGTCTGTCGATCACCCAATATCAGGACAACCTGCAAGTCAAACAATTTCGTCCAGAAACGCCAAATACATAATCAACAAAATTAAAAATGCAGCACATATAGGACACGCATTGAATTTGCAGGACGAATTGTTTTCCCATAAAGCTACTAATGAGACGGCTAGAATAAAATGGTCAAATAAAACAATAAAAAAGAATCATGTAAAACAACTAGATGTATCTATTCAACTGGAATTGATTAAGGTGTATTTGGGTAATAAACAAGCGAGTCAAATGGACGATGCTGATGACTATGCTATTGCTATTAAAGAGACATACAAAAATCACATGGCGAACATAGCAATGGAGGATATGTTCGCACAAGAATTATCTAGTTTTATGAATCAATCACGTTTCGTTTGGTACAAGAATCATAAACTAGGTTATGTAATGGCAGGTAAGATTAATCCTAGTCCTGATGTATGGGATATCCCATTGGCAGTGTATAAATCAGAGGATGAAATCCCCCCAGAGATACGTGACCCAGTACTTGCACGATTAACAATGGCGTCTATGTTGCGTCGCAAAACCACAGAGTTCGATTTGAAATACCACGACGCCAATGAACTTTATCCTGCATACCAATATTGGGATAAACAAAAGATACATGATATGGAGGTGTTCGGTGAATTAGAAACGCTCATTGATGTTGGCATAGGCAACTTAACAAAGGTGATGATGACAGCAAAATAATGCTTGCAATCGTATAGAATTGTTATACAATCAAATTAAAGGAGACGATATGAACGTGGATAAAATACGAGCGGAAAAAATAGCAGAAGTTATTATAAATACTTTTAAAGATGAAGATGTACCCATGAGAGAAAGTATAATAATAATGGTTGGGATATTGGCATCAATGCAAAAGACAATAGGCGGTTCAAAAGAATATTTTTGGGAAGAAGTAAATTCATTGGGGAAAAAATATTCAGATTATTTAGATGGAGCAAACAATGAGCATTGATAAACAAGTAGCACTGCTCGAAGAGCAGGTTAGGGAACTTGAGGACGAGTTAATGAACATGTGCTTTCAACGGAACATCGCAGAGTCTAAGATCGCGCAGATGACTGGACGATTCAAAATGTTTAAACAACAAGGACTGATCGACGACGAGTGTGATTTAATGGAGGGTGTGGCATGACCCCTGAAAACAAAGTTAAGAAGCGCATCAAAAGTATTTTGACGAAAGCAAACGCATACTACGTAATGCCGCACGGCGCAGGGTATGGCAACGCAGGTGCACCTGACTTCATTGTGTGCTTGCGTGGAGAGTTTATTGGTATAGAAGCAAAGGCAGGAGGGAACAAAGCAACAGCATTGCAGTTACATAATCTAATGGAGATCAGGAAGGCAGGGGGTAAATCATTCGTGGTGAATGAAACCAACATTGATGAATTGGAAAAGGAGTTAAGCAATGTATAAATATAAAAAGGACGTACAATCGGAACAAGTTAACCCGTGGGAGAAATTTGACACGAAGTTGGCTGCGGCTATACAAGAAGATTTAGTTAATCACCCATCGCACTACAAAACAGGTGGTATCGAAACAATTGACTTCATCGAGGCGAAAGAACTGGGCTATCATTTAGGCAATGTGATTAAGTATGTGAGCCGCGCAAGAAGGAAAAACAATGACTACTTACAAGACCTAAAGAAAGCGCAGTGGTATTTGGACAGAGAGATACAACGACTCAGTAAAGCAAAGGATGAGTAAGATGGACGCACTTAACATTCCAGTATTGTTATTGATTGCTTTGTGCCTTGCAGCGTTTAGATTGATAATGCATTTCGGTGAACTGCGACCGAAAGGGGACGGGCTACCGCCCCCTGATCTAAGACGTTGCGAGCGTAGAGGCAGTGCAGAGTATTTCATTAGAGCAAGTAGAGGAGTCACACGTGATTGAATGGATACATGATCTTTGTGTTTGGCAAGAGAACCTATCGTGGAGTCAAGCGATTGCGTTGGTGTTGTTTATAATCGCTGCGGTTATATTCGTATTGAACTGGGACGTAGTAGACGAGGAGTTTGGATATGCAAGACACCAAGAAGACGCGGAAGCTAAAAGCAAAGCCGAAGCGGCAAGGAAACTTTAAGAAGAGCCATCCGTGGCGCAAGGAAGTATATGTACCTGCGGAAAAGAAAACGAGTGAGTGAAGAAGGCACACAGCCAACTGATCTTGGTATGGAAGTATTCGATATGGCTGACGCATTGCTTAAGTCACAGCAAGACTTAATCGAGCAACAGGTGCGTACGATTGAGGCGCTGACGGATACAATCATTGAACTAAAGAGTCCAATCATTGAACTAAGGAGACAACATGAAAGACCTACTGACAGTGAGTGATGAATTTGTGGAACAGAAAGAATTTTACGTTTTTAGACTGACGGACATTGGTTTGATTGTGGTAGTCACGGCGCTTATGGCTGCGTTGTGGACGTTCTGCTTGACGGAATACAACATCGAGCAAGACTGCAAAACCGTGAGCGCGTTTCGTATTGATGGCACTGGCTTCAAGTGCGAGG